CCACTTGCAAGGGAAGATGCTTCGTATGTATCGTGCCATACCATCATAGGAGAATTGTTGCCGCCATCAGCATTTACCGCTGGTACAGCATCAAGATTAGTAATAGCACTAGATTTTACACTTGCCATATCTTATCCCTCCTACTCGTTACACGGAATTTGAACAACTTTTTCTTCTTCCATTCTAGTTGCACCAATAGACATACAGTAATAAACTTGAGTAGAGTATGATTTATCATCTCTTTCTGAAATTCTTGCTGTAACATCTTTACCTATTGCTAGTTTGATTGCATCTTTTGTGAAAGCAAAAACAAGTCTGTCATCCGTGTTACTTGCATCGAAGCTCAATCTGTTAGACATAATAAATTTAAATCCTAGGAAAGAGTCAACTTGACCTTGTGCTAGAGCTTTAACTGTATTGAAGTCTGAAGATTTAACTTCGGTTGTGTTGAGCAAATCACTTATTTGAGTTGCTCCGCATACAACATATCTTGGTATGCTTGGATCGACATCAGCCAAATCCATTTTCTTTTTAGCGTCTAAAAGTTTAGCAACAGTTAAACCATCTGATTGGTTTGAAGTCGCAAACTTTTGTGTGCTAGGTAACGCAACTGAAGTACCTCCAGTTTCGCCGCTATAAGCTGTACCGCCTAAAGCTGTAATGATAACATCATCCATTGATCTTCCCATCGCTGCCGCTGCCGCTTTAGCATAAGAAGAAGTTGGATCAATTAACATTCTCACTTTATCAGCATCATCAATAAGATCAGCCCATTCGTAATCAGCAAGAGATACTCTGCGTCTTGAATGTGGCGTATCTATTTGAGGAGTATTCGAGTGTCTAGAAGTTCTTATTTGAGCAGTTGTTGAACCAACTTGATCAAAATAAGCGTTCTTTCCAGTTATACTCTCTACATCTACAGCTTCACGCAAACGGCTACCCATTTGTTGTGAAAGCATTTGCACATTGTTTGAATACTGCTGTACAAAAGCTGTAGTTACTTGATTAGACATTTAAGTCCTCCGTTCAAATATAAGGTTAATTTTTGACGAAATTATCTACACAAGTAGGTTTAGTCTGCATTTTACAACTGGTAGTTGATCTTCTATTCAGATTGTCAAACTGGATGCTTACGCACTACCCAGCTAAAACTTTTGCGTTGAACAAGTCTGACATTTCTTTAACGGCAGCATCATGTCCAGGGTGTTCTTTAATATGGTATGGATGACTTTTATCGCCCATAATTTTACTGATTTCTCTTTCAGCTTCTTGTGGCGACAGTCCTCCGCTTT